ATGAAGATTTGGCCTTTTTCCCGCAACGAAAATTTAGATCGCCGTGACGCCAACTTGGCCGACACGGATGGAATTTTGTCCGCGCTGTGGTCCGGCGCGGCGAGTGGTTCTGTCGCTATCTCAGGCGCTGCGGCGCTTCGTGTTCCGGCGGTAGCCTGCGCAGTGCGCGTGATCTCTGAAGCGGCGGCAACGCTCGATGTCCGGATCATGGAACGCCGCGCAGATGGCGTCGAAGTCGAGGACAAAAATCACGCTGTCGGCAAGCTTCTTCGGGGCGATGTCAATCCGTGGACCTCGGGTTTCGAGCTGATCCGCGACCTGACGGCTGGGGCGCTGACGAACGATGCAGGCGGCCTCGCTTTCGTCAATCGCGTGGGCGAAGAGGTCCGCGAGGTCATCCGCTACCAGCCGGCGGCGATCACGGTCCAATTCGACCCTTCGACAGGCGAGCCGAAGTACCGCGTCAACGGCGGTATCGTGCAAGCCCGCAACATCGTCCATGTACGCGGGCCTTTCGACAAGTCGCCTCTTACGTTGGCGGCGGAAGCGATCGGCGCGGCGAAGGTGATGGAAAGCCACGCTTCCAACCTCTTCAAAAACGGCGCGAGACCGGGCGGCATTCTGGAAAGCCCACACAAGCTCGGCGACGAAGCTGTGAAGGCCATGCTCAAAGCGTGGCGGGTGGCGCAGGAAGGCGCTGACAATGCAGGCAGGACGGCCGTTCTTTGGGACGGCGTGAAGTGGACGCCTCAAACTTTGAACTCGGTAGACAGTCAGTTTACCGAGCTTCGTCGTTTTCAGATCCTCGAAATCTGCCGCGCGTTCCGCATTCCGCCGTCGATGCTTTTCGAGCTGGAACGGGCAACGTGGTCGAACAGCGAGCAGATGGGTCGCGAGTTTCTGACCTACACCCTTGAGCCGTGGTTGCGCACGATCGAGGCCGCCTTAACTCGGGCGCTGTTCTCCCGATCGGATCGCGACCGCTACCGCGTCCTGCTCGATCGCGATGACTTGACGCGCGCCGACCTGACTGCGCTTGCCACTGCTATTTCCAGCCTCATCAGCGTCAAGGTTCTCAACCCGAACCAAGCCCGCGCATGGCTCGCCCTGGCTCCCTATGGCGGCGGTGATGAGTACGGAAATCCTCACATCAACCCGAACAAGCCCGGCGATGAAACAGGCGCGGAACCGAAAAAGGTATCCGGCGAAAACCTTTTTCCGCCGGCTGATAAGGAGCCTACCGCCGATGACGTTTGATGATCTTAACGCCAACCTTGTCGATCAGGATCGCGGCCGCTGGCTCGATGTTGTTGATCCTTGGGAGGGAAATCCGATCGGCCTTCGTCTTCTCATTGCCGGGCCGGACAGTGACACCCAGCGCAAAGCCCGCCTCGAAATGATGGACAAGCTCGCGGATGCTGCCGACGCCGAAGGCAAGATTTCTGCGGAGACGCGCGAAAAGCTTCGGATCAACTGCCTTGCCCGCTGTGTCCTCAATTGGGACGTGGCGGCTTCGTTCGGTCTATCCGCCGCCTTCGGACATGCGGCAGTCGTGAAAGTCCTTCAGCTCGCATGGCTTCAACAGCAGGCCGACGCCTTCGCTGGCGATCGCTCGCGTTTCCGTAGCGAGGCCGTCTGATGGATCATCTCGACCTTTCCATGCGCTTTGAAGCTTCTGGCGACGAAGGCCAGTTTACCGGCCATGCTGTCATATGGGACGAGCGCAACGCTCATAATGAGACCGTCCAGCGCGGCGCTTTCAAGCGTTCTTTGGCCGAACATCGGCAGGCTGGAACGCGGCCGCTGATGCTTTGGAGCCATAATCCGTCTGAAGTTATCGGCGTTTGGACTGAAGTCCGCGAAGATGCGACCGGCCTGGCTGTCACGGGAAAGATCGTCACAACGACCGTTCGCGGCCGCGAGGCATACGATCTCATCAAGGCCGGCGCGTTGAACGGTCTGTCGATCGGTTTCCGCGCCCGTGCCGACAAGCGGGCCGCGAGCGGTGTTCGCGTCCTGACGGATATCGACCTTGCGGAAATCTCGATCGTTGGCCTGCCCTCGGCCGGTCGCGCCCGCATCACCTCAATCCGCAGTTCCGGCCGCTCTGTCGAGAGCGCAGCGGCCTTCATTGAAGCGTGCCGGAAGGCGAAATGCGCTCTCGTTTCAAAAGGAAAGTAAAATGATGAAGCATGCTGCTCTTGCAGTTTCCGCCGCCGCCATGCTCGCCGGTCGGCCCCTCGAAACCCGAGCCGAGCCGGACGATGATCCGATGGTGCTGACGACGCGCGCCGTTACCGAGCTGACAGCCGGTTTCGGCGAGTTTCGCACGTCCAGCGAAGCCACCATTGCCGAGCTTCGTCAGCAGATGACGGACCTCGAAACCCGCATGAACCGTCCCGGCGGCTCGGCTCCGGCCAATGACGAAATTCCGCTTGAGCGCCGTGCGTTCACGAATTTTCTGCGCATGGGCCGCGAAGGCATGGAAGCGGAAGAGGTTCGCGCTCTTGTGGTCGGCGACGACACAAAGGGCGGCTACCTTGCGCCGGCCGAGTTTCAGGCCGAAGTGATCAAGGGCATTGTCGAAATCTCGCCGATCCGACAGGCCGTCCGCGTCCAGTCTACCGGCGCGGGTTCTGTCATCCTGCCGAAGCAGACAGGCCGTCCGACTGCCTCGTGGGTTGGCGAGGACGAAGAGCGCGACGAAACGGGCATGACTTACGGTCAGCTCGAAATCCCCGTGCATGAGCTTGCCTGCTACGTCGATGTTTCGATGAAGCTGCTGGAAGACTCGGCCATCAACGTCGAAAGCGAAGTTGCTTCGGAGCTGGCGCAAGAATTCGCGGTCAAGGAAGGCTCCGCCTTCTCCAATGGCGACGGCGCGAAAAAGCCTGTCGGCCTTCAGCGCGCGGCGATCGCGAAGGTGAAGGAGGCGGCAGCAGCTGCCGCCTTCAGTGCTGATGAGCTTATCGACCTGATGTGGCTGCTTCCTGCTCAGTATCGCAGCAACGCGTCCTGGCTGATGAACGGGAAGACCCTCGGAACCGTCATGAAGCTGAAGGACGGTCAGGGGAATTACCTCTGGCAGCCCGGCCTTCAAGCCGGCCAGCCGTCTACTCTTCTCGGCCGCCCGATCATCGAAGACCCTTCCATGGCCGACATCGGCGCGAACGCATCGCCCATCATCGTCGGCGATTTTGCCAAGGCTTATCGCATTTTCGATCGTGTTGGCATGTCGATCCTTCGTGATCCCTACACGCAGGCAACGAAGGGTCTGGTTCGCTTCCACGCGCGCCGTCGAGTCGGCGGCGCTCCCGTTCTGACGGAAGCCCTTGCGAAGCTCAAGCAGGCCGCCGCCTAAGTCTGACAGCGGCGTCAGCCTAATGGGCCGCCGCTTCTGGCGGCCCTATTCAGTCTTCCTCTCACCTCGGAAAGAGACATGCGAGACATCGTACACAACATCAAAACCGTGATCGCCGCTGCGCCGGCTTCGCGGGCTGCCAGCTTCGACGGCGCGGCCGTTGATCTGCTCGGCTTCGACAGTGCTGCCCTCGTGGTAGCTACCGGCGCGGTCACGGGTGCCGGAAACATGACCGTGAAGCTGCAGGAAAGCGACACGGATGCTGCCGGTGGTTTTACCGATGTAGCCGCCGAACACCTGCAGGGAAACGTTGGCGGCGCTCTCGTCGCGAATACAGTCGTCAAGGTCGGCTATCGCGGCTTCAAGCGGTATCTCCGGGCTGTCCTGACTTTCAACGGTGGGACAAGCGTCACGGTTTCGGCTCTCTTCGTTCTCGGCGATGCTGCCGAGCGCCCGGTAGCCTGACGCATGCCGTCGCGCGCTCCCTCGATCTGCGGCCATTGCGGCAAAGCGCATTCCTCCGGTGAGAGCTGCGCGGCTGTGGCGCGCATGGCGAGGGAGCGCAAGGCGAGGTTCGACCTGAAGCGGCCGAACGCTCGCGCTCGCGGATATGACCGTCAGTGGGAGGTAGCCGCCAAGGCTTATCTCTCGCTCCCTGAAAACCAGCAATGCCAGTGCGGCGCGAAGGCTGTTGTGGTCCGCCACGTCAAAAGCATCCGCCTTCGGCCGGAACTGCGCATGGATCAATCGAACTGGCGTCCCGGCTGCCAGCGCTGCAACGCGCTCGATGCTGTCGAAGAACGCCGCAACACGGAAAGGAAACCGAAATGACCATCTTCGCGTCGGCCGGGGCAAAGCTCTACATCGGCACGACAAAGGAACAGAAATCCACGGATTTCGCCCTGGCTGACTTCTCGGCCGACAATGCCGCCACGTGGAAGCAGATCGGCGAGATCGAAGGCCTCGGCTCGGTAGGCGATACCAGCGAGGCGATCAACTTCACTGGCGTTTCTGACGGCCGAACCCGGACGATCAAGGGACCTCGCTCGGCGGGAACCATGGAAGTCGTCTGTGGCCTCGATCCCGACGACGAAGGACAGCAAGCCGCGATCGCGGCTGAAAAGGCCATCCATGACTACGAGTTCCGTCTTGTCCTGAATGATGCGCCAGCGGGCGGAACGCCATCGAAGCGGCTCTTTATCGCGAAGGTGATGAGCCAATCCGAGCAGTTCGATCAGGCAAACAACGTCATGAAGCTGAACATCAGCCTCGGCGTCAACAGCAACATCGTGAAGGTCGCACGGGCGGAAGCCTAAGACCTTCCCGCAATTTCGCGAGACAGCTTCATGATCATCACCGTTCCGCAACTGAAAGAGCAACTGAACATCGACGCGGCCGATAATTCGGATGATGCGTTGCTGGGCCGCAAGATCGAGGCTGCGCAAAATCACATTGAACGGTCTCTCGGCTTCAAGTTGTCCGCGCGATACGGCGCGGAAGGGCAAGAACCCGTTCCGCCGGCTTTGATGGAAGCTGTCTCGCAGCTCGCCGCACATTGGTACGAAAACCGGGAAGCCTCGATTGTTGGCGTCAGCGCCATGCACATTCCGTTCGGCGTCCATGACATCATCCGCGAATACAGGGAGTACACCTTTGGCTAACGATGGTGGAATTGGCCGCGTTCAGCAGCGGCTTGCGATGATCCCGAAAAACGTCCGAGCTGCATTGCAACCCGAACTTATGAAGAACGGCGAAAACCTTGCTGTCACCGCTCGCATCCTCGCCCCACGGGACACAGGTGCGCTTCAGGACAGCATTGCGGTCACGGCCGGCGGTGAAAACACGCCGCCATATTCCACGCCCGGCGGCCGCATCGTGGTTCCCGAAATGGCGGTAGCGGTCACGGCCGGCAACAAAGACGTGCGTTATGCTCATCTTGTCGAGCATGGAACGGCAGAAGCGGCGGCGCAGCCGTTTTTCTGGCCGGCATTCCGCATGATGCGGAAAAAGATCGCCGGCCGGATCAAGCGGGCCGCTGCGCAGGCGGTCAAGCAGAACTGGGGTGGCGGCCGATGAGTGTTGAGCTTGCTATCCAGATCGCCTTGCGCGCTCGCTTCATGACGCAGCCCGATATCGTGCAGCTCGTGCCGGCCGACAACATTGTTGACCTCAACAGCGGCGCGCCGCTCGATCCCTCGATCGTCCTAGGCGAAACGCAGATCGTTGACGAAGGGTCGAGCATGCAGCGCGATCGCTTTCGCGTCTATTCCACCGTCCACATCTGGAAACGTGAAGAAGGGCTTTCGACCATCCGAAGCATCGCGTGGGGCATCCGCTCGGCCCTGCGACGTGGCCCGCTCGATCTTGGCGCGGCATTTCAGTGCGCCGATTGTTTCGTTGCGACGCAACGCAACCTTCGTGACCCGGACGGCGTGACCGCGCACGGCGTTGTCACGGTCGAAACGCTCGTGAAGGTGCCGCAATGAGGTCGGGAAAGCTTGACGCGCGCATCACCGTCCAGAAGTCGCAGCGAGTTACCCAGCCGGGCGGCAATGCCACCATCACATGGTCGGATTTCGCGAAGGCGAGAGCTGAAGTTATCCAGTCCGGCACGGAACAATTCTTCCGTGCCTACGGCGTTGTAGACATCACGCAAACAGTCTTTCGGACGCGCTACATTGCCGGACTGCTGACAACGCATCGGATCGTCTTTCAGGGCACGAACTACACCATCAAGAAAATCAACGAAGTCCGACGCAAGCGCGGCTTTGAGATCACGGCGGTGAAGGAATGAGCACACGCGGGCGCAAAGCAGAGTTGCGGGTTATCGAGGGCGGCGCATTCGACGAAGCCAGCCCGGAAGGCGCGCCCGCTCATATCCCGGTCGAGATGCAGGCTGAATGGCAGGTCATCGTTGATGACCTCACGGCCCGCCGCATCCTGACCGAAGCCATGATGGGAAGCGTCAACGCCTACGTCATGGCGATGTTCAACGCTCGCAAGGCTCAATCAGAGATCGATAAGCACGGGGTTCTAATACCGGACGCAAAGGGGGTGCTGAAGAAAAACCCGGCGATTGGTTTCCTTGGCAAATCGCAGTCTGAGATTTTGCGGCTTTCGGCCGAATTGGGCCTGACGCCCGCTTCCTCGTCTCGATCGAAGATGAAGCCGGCCGCTGGCGGCGGGGAAGAAGACGACGCGCAACAGGACATGTTCAATGGAAAGCCTATCTTGGATTTTTGACGATAGCCCGATCGAGGATACCTTTGGACATGGCGAAGCGGCGATCACGTTTCTTCGCAAGCTCAAGCATCCGAAATCGTCGCTGCCCGGTTGCGCGTTCCAGCTCGACCCGTGGCAAGAGCGTATCGTCAGGCGGATTTACGGCCCTCGCCATGAGGACGGTAGAAGGAAAACGCGCACGGTTGCGATGATGCTGCCGCGCGGGAACCGGAAAACTGCCTTGGGTGCCGCTCTCGGGCTTCTTCATACGATTGGCCCGGAGAACAAGCCGGGTGCGCAAAACATGGTTGCGGCCGTCGATCGTAAGCAGGCCCGAATTGCGTATGAAGAGGCCTACAGCATCATCGAAGCTACTGTAGAGCATTCGAGCCGGAAGCGGCTGGAACTCACGGATTCGGACAATCACATTGGCAATCGCAAGACGGGCGCTAACTTCCGCGCGATGTCATCTGACGGCCGGGTGGCGCATGGCTACACGCCGTCCTTCGCATTGCTGGATGAAATTCATGCGTGGTCGAAAGGCGACCTTTACGAGGCTATCAAGAGCGGCCTGATCAAAACACCGAACTCCTTGCTGATGGTCATCAGCACGGCCGGCCGCGGGCAAAACAATCTTGGCTGGGAATTCTTCGATTACGCGCGGAAAATACAGCGCGGCGAGATCGACAATCCGTCCTGGCTCCCGATCCTGTTTGAAACGCCGCGCGATGCCGACTGGCAAGATGAGGCGGTCTGGCATCAGGCGAACCCCGGCCTGAAGTACGGCTATCCCGACATCGTTGGCTTGCGCGAGTACGCCCGCGAGGCGCGAGAAAAGCCGCGCGAGCGGGCCTCATTCCAGCAACTTAGCCTGAATATCTGGTTGGACGGCTCACTAGACCCGTTCGTTGACATGCTGGTTTATGATGAAGGCGCGCAATTCCAGATCGATTTAGAGGATCTGGAAGGCAAGCCATGCTGGCTTGGCGTAGACCTTTCATCCACGAACGATTTGACGGCTGTGGTTGCCTGTTGGGGCGATAGCGAAAGCGGTTACGTCGTGCATCCGTGGTTCTTTTGCCCGGCCGACAATTTGCAGCAGCGCACCGATCGGGACAAGGTTCCCTATTCGCAGTGGGCGGATGATGAATATCTGATCCCGACGCCCGGCAACGTGGTCGATTATCGTTATGTGGAAGACTTCATCCGCGAACTTTGCGCGCGCTTCGATGTCCGCGAGATCGCCTTTGACCCGCATATGGCGCGGAACACGCTCAACAACTTGATCGAGGATGGCTTGCCCGCTGTCGAGTTCCGGCAGGGATGGGTAACGATGGCTCCGGCTGTGAAAGAGCTTGAGAGGGCTATCATCAGTCGCCGTTTCAGGCACGGCGGCCATCCGATCTTGCGGTGGAATTTTGAGAACATCGTCACCCATGAAGATCAGGCCGGCAACAAGTCGTTTCACAAGGGCAAGAGCCGCGACAAGATCGACGGCGCTGTAGCCGCCGCGATGGCGGTGGCGCGTTGCGCGGCCGGCGGCGCTAGCAGCAAATCCAGCTACGAAGATTTCGACGGCAACATTGAGGAATGGGCATTCGCGTGAGCCAAACTGACGAAGAGAAACTGGTTGTTTTGCTGGAAGCCCGCATCAACGACCTTGAACGGAACATGGCGAAGGCATCCGGCACGACCGGCCGGCGCTTCCGCGAAATGTCGCTGCAATCGAAAACGGCGACGAAGCAGATGGAGCAAGATGCTCTGCGCAGCTCGACGCGCATTAATCAGGCTATGGCGACGGTCGGCAGTCAGATCGGGGAATATGGGGCGGCTTTTGCCGGCAACTTCCTTGGCGCGGCGACACTGAGCATTGCCGGCTTCGTCGCGGCGACGAAAACCGCGATCGAGAGCACGGCCGAATTGAGCAGGCAAGCTCGGATGGCCGGCATTGATGTCGAGGCCTTTCAGGAACTGAAGTTCGTCGCCGAGCAAAACAGGATCGGCGTTGATGCTTTGACGGACGGCCTGAAGGAAATGAACCTTCGTGCTGATGAGTTCATTGCCACAGGCGCGGGCGGTGGCGCTGAAGCGTTCCAGCGTCTCGGCTACAGCTCGGAAGAGCTGGCGCAGAAGATCAAGAAGCCGTCCGATTTGTTCGTTGAGATCATCGGCCGCATGCAGCAATTCGAGCGAGCGGCACAAATCCGCCTGGGTGATGAAATCTTCGGCGGCACGGCTGGCGAACGATTTGTTGAGCTGGTTGATCAAGGCGCGGCCGGTATTCGCGAGACGATCCGATTGGCTCAAGACATGGGCCTTGTCATGGATCGCGAAATGGTCCGGAGGGCGGAAGAGGTCGATAAAAAGATCAATATCCTCGCCTCGACCATTGGAACGAAGCTCAAGTCGGCCATTCTGGAAGCGGCCCTTGGCTGGAAGGCCTTCTATGACTCTTTCAAGTCGTTCGAAGATCAGTCCACGAAGAATGTTCAATCCGAGCTTCACAGCGTTTACGGCCGGCTCGACACGGCCAAGCAGACACTGAAGGATTTGGAGCAAGTCAGCATCGGTTCGCCGGCCGACGCGCTCAACATCAAACAGCAGCGCGAAGAGGTCGAGCGGATCACGAATGAGGCTCTGAAGCTTCGCGACATTCTCGATCGCCGTCAGGGCTACGGTTCGGAGCCTGCGGCCGCGCCGACATTCACGCCGAAGGATACGAGCGCCGAATATATGCGCTCCTATCGCGATGAGCTTGCCAAGACGAACCGCGAACGGCAGGTCGCGACAGAAACCGAAAAGATACTGGCCGACGCGGCCAGCAAGGGTTCCAGCCTGACCCGTGAGCAGGCGGCGGCGCTGGCGGAAGAAACCGTCGCTCGCACCGAACGCGATGCGGCCGCCAAGAAATCAACCGCCGAGTCCGAAAAATCCGCCAAGGCAACCGAGCGGGAACAGAAGCGGGTCAACGAACTGATCGCGGACTTGGAATCCGAAATTGGCGTGGTTTGGGCGAGTGACAAGGCCAAGCGCGCGGCGGCCGCATCCCGTCGCCTCGGCGCTGATGCTACCGAAGCCGAGCGGGCAAAGATCATCGCCCTTACGGAAACGCTCTATCAGGAAGAGGAAGCACGCCGAAAAGCTGATGAGCAGATGCTTTTCTACCGCGATCTGACGCGGGCTGGCTTGGATGACCTTTTCAGCTCGATCGAGGAAGGCAAATCATTCTGGGAAGCGCTCGGCGACGTTGGCGTAAATAGCCTGAAGCGGATTTCGAGCGCGCTCTTGGATGATGTTCTTGACAGCATCTTCAAGGTGAATAGCGCCGCATCTGGCGGCGGCGGCCTGTTTTCTTCCTTGCTCGGCGGTATTGGGAGCCTGTTCGGCGGGGGGTCTTTCCCTGCCAAGCCGGGCGGGCTGTACGCGAACGGCGGGACATTCCTCGGCGGCATCAGCGGCTTTTCAAATCAAGTCGTCAGCCGGCCGACGATGTTCGCTTTCGCAAAGGGAACCGGCCTTATGGGCGAAGCCGGGCCGGAAGCTATCATGCCGCTTCAAAAGGATGCATCCGGGCGGCTCGGCGTTACGAACCTCGGCGGCCGGGATGCCGGCGGGATGTCAATCAGCGTGCCGATCAACATCCCGATCGACGCGACCGGCGCGGATGCGGCCGGCCTCGCGAGAGTCGTGCGACAGGTGGAAGAACTGAAAGCCAATCTCCCCGCTATCGTCGTCAAGAGCGTCAAAGAAGCTTACAAAAGGAACCAGCTCTAATGGCCGTGTACGATCTTCCGCCCGGCATTCTCACCGAATGCACGTTTACCTTGGATGACGGGACAGTTCATTCCGCCTCGCGCGGCGGCCTCGTCACCATTTCGCAGATTTATACGCCTTTCTGGCGCGCCCGTGTTCAATCGGCGCCTCTCAATCAGGCCGGCATGCAGACGTGGACCTCTTGGAAAGCCAAGCTGAAAGGCGGCCTCAATCGTTTTCGGGCATTTGATATTAGCCGCCGGACGCCGCTGCATTACCTTGCGGCAAGAGCGCCCGGCGATATCGCGCCTGGCTGGAATGGTGGCGCGACGTTGACGGGATTGGTCAACGGCAGGGTCGCGACCCTTTCGGGAATGCCGCCCGGCTACATTGCCAGCGCAGGCGATCGCATCTCTTTCGAGCGCGGCGGCTCAGTTGATCTTGTCGAGATCACGGAAACGGCCGTCGCTTCAGCTCAAGGCGTTATGACAGTCGAATTTGAGCCGAATATCAGCCCCGCCACATTCCCGAATGGAACGGCTGCAAAGCTGTGGCAGCCGACTGCTCTTTTCGCGATCGAGTGGCAAAGCTGGCAAATGACCGTGACTGCAAGTGCCTCTCCGGTTTCCTTCACGGCCATACAGGTGCCGAAATGAACCTGAAGTCGCTTCTGTGCAATGAGCTTCAGCGCCAGCTTGAAGCTGGCCGCGTCACCCGTGTCATGCTCCCAGCCGGCGGCGATCTGATCTGGCGATGGTTCATCGACCTCAATAAGTCCCGCTCCCGTCATACGACCGGGCCGAACCCGATCACATACGCCGAGATCGACGCCTATTCTCGCCTGACGCGGTGGCCGATCGAGCCGCGCCATTTGGAAATCCTCATGGCGATGGATCGCGTGTTCCTCGCCTTCAGCAATCGTCCGGCGCAGCAAGCGCCTGAAGGCGTCAAGATCGCCTCGCCTATTTCGCAGGTTCCTATTTCGGCGGGCCTGCTCGATGCTCTTTTTGGGTGACAGTTATGGTTTGGGAAAGCAGGAAGGCCGCGAGCTGGCGGCGGAAGGCAGGCGGTCACTTCGGGGGATATACCGACTTCCGATACGGGAAGCCGGCAAAGCCTGTGACGCTTCCTCAAGTGTTCAAGGGTGACGGCCGCAAGCGCGCTATCCATGCCGTGATGGATGCCTTGGCCGACTGGCGCGAATCCGTGTTCGAGAAGGAAGGCGAGGTCCGCGCCAGCGTTCGTTCCAGATTGTGCCTTGACGGTCATGGCTGGGCCGCTTCCGATCGCGAGGCCGCAAACCTTATCGGCGAAGCGTTCAAGCTCTCTGGCGCGGCTCGCCCGACATGGGAGGAAGGGCAGCGCTGGTTTGTCGAGCCAAAAGAAAACTGCCGTAATTGCGGCATGATCCTGATGGGAACCGTGCGGAACGGCAGCAAGATCATGTATTGCTCGACAGAATGCGCCAATGTTGCATGGAAGTGCGCGGAAATCCGAAAGTCGGCCGATAAGACCTACGGTGCGATCTATCGCGCCGTCCAGCGGTTCAAGTTTGCTCCTATTGCCTGCAAGTGCTGTAGCCGGGACTTCCGTCCTCGCTACGAAGATCAAAGCTACTGCTCTTTGGACTGCCAGAAGGAAGCCCGGCGCACCGTGCCGGAAGTGACGTGCCTGCAATGCAACATCCAATTCCGGCCGAAGTGCCTACAGCCGCCCGCTAAGTTCTGCTCGGCAGAGTGCCGGTGGACGCATACACGGTCACAGCAGTTCGAAAGGAAGTGCGAATTGTGCGGCGTCGATTTCGTTGGGACGCAAGGCACTCGACAAGCGATTTACTGCTGTAACGCTCATGGAAAAGCGGCAAGCCAGATCAGAAAGAAGGTCGAGGCGGCCGTAGTTGCGGGCCGGGCTTACAAGCCGACAGGGCCTCATAAGGAATATGCATTGCGATTGATTGAGGGAGGGAAAGCGCCGGCACGGCCGGCATACATCACGCCTGAGATATTCGATAGCTGGTTTCAGATGGCGGCGTAGGTGGGGAATTTCCCCACCATTACTTGTCTTCGGCTTCCTCGATGTCTTTCAGCTCATAGGGGAAATCTGGAAGGGCATTTAGAAGTTCGCTAGATTCTTTGATTGCGGTATCGAGTTGCGCCAACATCGTCGCAGAGTCTTCCAAGATACGGTCAAACTCATCACTGCTGTCAGATGAGCTTTTTGCGACATCGTTGACCGCCCTGATCAATGCAAGCAGCGGAACGCTACTCTTCGTGATGGTCATTATGGCGTGTGCAAGACGTACAGTGTCTTCGTCCACGTTCTCATTTTTAGTGACCATCTCGATCGCCAGCGGAAAAACCTCTCCCGCAGGAAGAGCTACTTTCGCCACGCCAGAACGAATGGCTTCTCGGCGATCATCAAAAGTAGCGCCGATGTGGGTTAGGCGGCGAATCGCTTCTGCCCGAGTACGTATGCGGTTTTTGAAGCCCCAATCGTCAATTGCTTTTGCCTCAGACTCTGAAAGCATAAGTTGAAATTTGATCGTTTTCGGCTCTTGAGACATCCGCAATCTCCCTTTTTCACACGCGTACAGCCAAATACGCAGTTCCACAATAGATGGAACTTCCATCAGTTGGGTTGACATGAGGTTACGGTTAGGCTCATCTATCCATCACTGATGGAAGTGATGGAGGTTCAAGCAGCAATGAAGAGCGAGAAGTTTCAGCTCCTGATCGAAAAAGAAGCGATCGATGCGATCGATGAATGGAGCTTTGCGAACAGAGTAAGAAGCAGGGCAGAGGCAGTGCGGCGGCTCGTTTCGCTCGGTCTACAAAGCAAAGATGCTTCAAAGGAAAAAGCCGACGCACAGCGAGCCTAGGAACTCGTGCGTCGGCTTCCAGAAAATCCCAACCTCACGAAAAGGTCGAGACATGATGTCTACTTCACACAGAGCCGGCAGCGCAAGCGACAGCGGCATGCCGAGCGCGGAGCTGGATAGTCGCATTGCGGCGTGGAAATCCGCACGAGCGGTTTGGAAGGATACGGAGCAAAACGGCAATCTGAGCGACAGTGGGGCTGAAGTAAGTGCTCATGATGCGGCACTGCTCGATCTGGTGAATCAAGCCTGCTTCACGCTCGCTGATGTTCGGCGGAAGGCCCTTTTCTTCCTCGAAAACGACTTCCTCGCTTTGGCTGCTGGCGACCACGCTTGCGCCCTGCTCGCTACCTTCGCGGGCTACCACGGGGATGCGGAATGAGCGAAGCGTTGACGGAATTGAAGGGTGAAGATTTGACGCTGGCCGTTTCGGAGGCTGCTTTCGTGTTCTCGTCGCTCGTGATCTTAGACACCGTTCTTGAGCGAGCGGAAGGTTTCAGGGGCGATGCAAGGCTGCACCAAATAATTTCTAGCTCTCGCGTCCTCATGCGGGAAATGCGCTGCAAAATGTCCTTTGTCGAGGACGCGCTTACTCTGTGCGAAGCAGATTTCAGCGGGTCCAGGAACTAACATAGGAGGCCGCTGGCGGGGCGGCCCTTTCATCATTTTTCGAGGGGTTCCAATGAAAGAAGTGCATTCCACCCTTAGCATCGGCGAGATCGCGGCCGAGCTTGGTTGCTCGGAACGAACCGTGCGCCGCTATCATGCGCAGGGGAAAATCCCGACATTCAAGCTCGGTGCGAACACGAGCCGGATCAAGATGACCCGCGTCGATCTGCGGGCTTTCCAGAAAAAGAAGGATAAGCGCTGATGACCTCGGCGATGCTAAATATCCGCGTCGTACAGCCGCGCATGCTTTCGCTGAAACAGGCTTCGGATTACGTCGGCCTGCCGGTGAAGCGTTTCCCGGCCGCCTGCTCTGTTAGCCCGGTCGCAATGCCGGGCAACATCGAACTCTACGATGTTCGCGACCTCGACGCATGGCTTGATCAGATCAAGCGCGGCTCGACCGACCATGACGACGCGATCTTGAACCTGCTCGATAAGAAGGCCGGTTGATGAAAAAGGATCGGGCGAAGCGCGAGAACAAATACGCCGGCTGGCAAATTCAGCAGGATAAGAAGCCGCCGTTTCGCTGGCGGGCTTACCATCGGAAGAGCCGCGAAAAGATCGATTGCGACAAGTTCAAGCCTTTTACGCTCGCTTTCGACATGGAAGTGCATCGCATCAATGAGTTGCACCGGGTGAAGGAAGCGAAGCCGGGAACTCTTGGCATGCTGATCAAAAAGTATCGCGCCAGCCCTCGTTTCCAGAAGCGGGCGGCGCGAACGCAGTCCGACTATCAGAAGGTTTTCGACTGGCTTCAGCCGATCGAGGATACACCCTTAGAGCGGTTCTCTCGCGGGTTCGTCGCCAAGATCAGGGATAAGGCCGAGCTTCAGCACAAGTTTCGGTTTGCGAATCATGTGCGCTCCGTTTTGTCGCTGCTGTTTAGCTGGGGGCTGGAATACGAGTATGTGAAGGAAAATCCGGTCGCAGACGTAAGCCTTGCCGAGCGGCCGAAAACCCTTCGCGATGCGAACCGGCCTTGGACTGACGCGGAGCGGGATACGGTACTTGCGGCAATGCCTGCGCATATGGCGTTGCCGATAAGCCTCATGATGTTCTACGGCCTCGATCCGCAAGACGCGCTCGGCCTGCCGAAGAATGCGATTTCATCTGCCGGCATCGATACCCGCCGCCAGAAGACAGGCCAGCCGGTATACCTGCCCTTGTTCGAGCCGGTCGCTGATGCTCTTGTGAAAGCTCCCAAGCACGACGCTATCACGCTCTGCGCAAACAGCCGTGGCAAGCCTTGGACCTACAACGGCTTCAGCACGAATTGGGACAAACTGAAGCGAGCGCTTGAGGAAGAGCAGGCTATCCAGCCCGGCCTTACGCTGAAGGGCCTTCGACACACTGTCGGAACGATCCTGGCCGAAATGGGGAAGGATCACGGGACTATCGCACTTGTCCTCGGCCACGCGACCGAAGCGATGGCGAAACACTACTCCCGCCGTGCCGACAGATCGCAACAGGCATCAGCCGCCATCGCTGATTTTGGCGCTGAACTGAACAAACGAAAAACGAAAGTTGTCAAACCCTGA